AAGACAAATACATTGAGTTTCGCAGCCCAGGTGGCGACTGGCTCAAAGAAGACCTAGACAAGATTGTGGCCACTATGAATCGCTTTGCTGTGGCCTTAGACGCCGCAGTTGATCCAGAAAAGTACAAAGAAGAATACAGTAAAAAATTATACAAAGTCATAGCACCAGAAGATGCTGATGATACCATCAAGTACTTTGCCAAATATGCGGCAGGAGCCATGCCCAAGGCAGCACTAAAGAGTTTCCTTAAACAAGCAAAACTAGAACGCGAAGTCAAGCGTAAGCCCGATTCTGGCAAACGCTATTGGTGGCATGTCACAGTGGCAGGCAGTGGTGCAGGAACGGAAGTAGTTGCCGCTAATCGGGATGAAGCCATTGATGCTGCCATAGCCCATAACTCGGGACTGGCACGATACAATCGCGGTGCGTTTTCAGCCACAGTAATGAAGCCTTATGAAGAACCCGAGACTCCACCAAACAATGTACCTGTAAGTAGCACTGGATCATACATGGTAGTCAGTAGTAGCACTGCATTACCACTAGGACAATACGACACTGAAGAACAGGCCATGACAGCAGCACGAGAGTGGGCTAATCAGCGAAATGAGCGTGTTTTAGTACGACACGGTCTTGGTACCAGACCAGTAGAGCCCAATGAACAACCGCGTAGACAAGACGGATCAATGACCGCACCCGAAACTGACCCTGATGCTAATTATGCTATTATAAGATCCAGTGACGACGCTGTTATTATCTACTTTACTAGAAACACTAGGGCGGAAGCAGAACGGTCATTCACTCAGTGGCTGGCGTCACAAGGTATAACAGGCGATACCACACACCCATATTATCTTATTGCCATAAGACCCCGGCGTGATCCTGAGAGTCAAGCCAATGACGGAGCCTGGACCGGGCGTTGGAACATTGTCACAGATCAAGGACAGGTCTTACATACATTTGGTGGTGTAGGTAATAGCCAAGCCGATGCCAATGCTCATGCTAGAGAGTGGCTAGAAAGAAATAGTAGATTGGCTCGATCAGCAGCAGGAGGATCACTCCTTGGACTAACAGTTGTTCCGGACCGTGCATGAGAATTCACGAATTAGTCAATACCAAATCCTTGAATCCTGAATTTAAAGATCAGCGACAAGTTGGCGATATATTACTTAAGGCCCAAGGTGGTAGCACAGGAAGACTACATGTTCGTGCGTTTGATGTATCTGACCCCGGCAATCCTGTAGAAGCAGGTTTCGCTGATTTTGCTATTAGAACTAACGCACAAGGCGAAGATTATCTTAGAGCATATTATACTTTTGTCAACAAGTCTTATCGCGGCAAAGGTATAGCGAAACAAATATATCTGTTTGTCAACGACATAGGCAATGACATCATGCCCAGTGAATTACAAACCGATCTAGGTAAAAAAATGTGGCGAGGTCTCAGTAAATCTATTAGACAGCCCAATGGTCAACCGGCACCTAAACCCGAGCCCGAGCCTACTAGATTAGATAAATTCAAGAAATTTTTCTCAGGATTTGGCAAATGAGAGTACATCATTTATTCGAAGGTGGCTGGACTACCACAGTTACGCAAAACACCGTGATTACTCCTGCTGTGGTACGCAGTAGTTTGGCTGTGATGAATCAGTTTGTGCGTGAGTTTAATCGTTATTTAAAAACTAAAAACTTACCTGAAGTGCGAATGGGACGACCAACCGGTAGCAGTGCTTATCACGCTGTAGATGATCCAGACAAAATCTACGGAGACATCGATCTACAAATGATTGCTCCACAACTGGAGCCAGGTAGTCAAAGTGCCTATGGTGGTTTTTGGAATAAACTAGCACATAGTTTTATCATGGAAACTATGCCCGATTATGTAGATGCCGCCGAAAGCAAGATTGGTCATCCCATATTACGCATCGGTGCGGATCAATTTGTACAAATAGATTTCATGTGGCACACACCAGAACTCAGTGACTGGGGTGCGGCCCGTGTTACTCCTGAGCGTGGAGTAAAGGGCCTGTTGTTTGGCAAGATGTTCAGTGTGTTTGGCGAAATGCTAGGCATGAGTATACAACATGCTGGTGTACAATATAAAACCATCAACGGTCTACGAGTACCATTTAGCAAACAAAAAGGTGTTGAAATCAACACCATTAGTAGCAATCCTAAAACTTATATTGTAGACATACTACGCTGGATCGCTGCTAGACAAGGTGTCAAGCGTGTAAAAATTAACCCTATGTTGGCACAAAACTCAGGCACCGACATCAACGATGTACGCATACAGCGATTGGTGCGTAGTGTGAAAGGCTTTGCTGCCAGTGCTGAAGCCAATGGCTTATTCGGTCAAGGCGACCTAGCCAATTATAGTAGCGCAGATGATTTTATTACTCGGTTCGTACAGCAGTATCGCGCCGAGTCAGAAGCAGAAATGGTCAGTGCCAAACGCGACAAGGCTTCAACACCTGCTGCCATTGCTAGAGCCGAAGCCGATCGTGAAAAGATTCGCACCGGCCTGGACACAGTAATGGGTTACTTTCGCGAGGGTATCGAATTAGAAGAAGACTGGCCCAAATGGTTTGCCACTGGCTTAGGCGCTGCTGCTGTGGCCACTGGTATGGCTCATCGCCAAGGCCCTGCTTATGACAAACCACAGCCTTATGTGGCCCCCGTAGCACAGGTAGCCGCAGCGCAGCGTCCACAAACTGCTCCTGCACCGGTACCTCAGGCCAAAGTGGCTCCTGCTGTGAAATCAGCGGAACCAGCTAAGACTGCGGCAAAACAATTACCGCCCGTAGAAAAGCCACAGATAAAAAATAAACCAATTACATTAGAAAATCCCAAAGCCAATGTACTAGCACAGCGAGCACAAAAGTCTGGTATTAAGGGCATCGAACTAGCACAATTCCTAGCACAGATGGAACACGAGTCTTGGGATTTTCGTAAGATGAAAGAAGTTCCCCAGGGCAAGGATTATTTCAAACGCTATGACCCCAAACATGCTCCTCGTACAGCACAAAAGCTAGGCAATGTCAAGGCCGGTGACGGCGAGCGTTTTCGAGGGCGCGGTTTCATACAGTTGACTGGCCGTGATAACTATCGTGCTGCCAGCCAAGCACTGGGCGTTGATTTAATAAAGAATCCTGATCTTGCTGCTCGTCCAGACATTGCTGCTGAAATTGCCATATGGTATTGGTTTGAGCGTGTGCGCCCGGGTGTAATGGATTTTGCCAATACTGTGGCAGTGACCAAGCGTATAAATCCTGCACTAGCTGGTATAGAAGATAGACACGAGAATTTCAAATATTACCTTAAATACATGCGATGAGAGCTACCGAATTCCTAATTGAACGTATTAGCAGTAGAGTATTTCATTATACTCGTGTTACCACTGCTCTCAAAATACTACAGACTGGTAAGTTTGAACTCAGTCATACACTGGGCACAAGTTGGGAAGCACAGTTCGCACCACAAGGTTATCCTTACTTTCTCAGCACTACAAGAACACGCCATGGTGGGTATCATGGATGGCTCGGGCAGGATGCTGTGTTATTAGAACTCGATGGTGATTTTTATAATCAACGCTACCCCGGTAAAGCCGTAGACTATTGGAACAATCGCGATCCTGCCAAAGACCATCATAAAGCACACGAAGCCGAAGATCGTATATTCAGCAAAGAGGCTGCTATACCTGCTGCTATTCGTGCTATAGATCTTTACATAGCACCAGACGCTGATGATGCTGCTCGTGCTCGCACAAGACAGGTTATTATTTTAGCCAAAAAGTCCGGTATACCCGTTAACTTGTTTAATGACCAAGAAGCATGGCGTCAGCGTGATACTAGAAAGACAGCAGATGTCGGTCAGCTTACGGGCCAGGATCCTGCTCGTGGTTATGTGTCAAGTCGTAGAGGCGGATACTTAAAACCCTGGATGGAACTCATGCAGGCCAAGACCAAGGCACAGTTAAGTAAGGACGCTGATCGTCGGCGTTATGATCTACAATACACTTACGATCGGCAAGGCTTGGCTAAGAGTCTAGCAGTAGACCTAAGCAATGCTCGTAAGCCAGGGCCGGATCCAGATCGCAACAATGCCATAAGAATCATCAAGTTCATGCAACAAAACCAGCTGGCCACTGTCAACGACTTTGTTGATTATCTAGCTGACAAATGGAAGAACATCAAAGAAGATATCACAGAAGATAGCAGGCCAGTCTACCATCTCCCTGAAGTTGTGCTGATTTTAGATCCACATTTTTTCGAACGTATAGGCACAAGAGAACTTAATCGACGAGTGGTAGAACAACTCTTAGATCGACTTAAAAGTATTACTCGAGAATTACATCAATTTGAGCCAGGACAAAAGATTTGGGTCAATAGTCCCAGTCTACGAGCTAAGTTAGGTATGCGTAGGCAAATGGATCGCAATGGTAAAATGACTTATCTGCTTAAGACTATTGTAAAAGATCCAAAATGGGATAATCCAGATCCCACGATTACTGTGGAAAACTTTGCCGACGGACGGAAGCCTGGTCGTAAAGGTTTAAGTAAAAGAGTCGGAATACCAAAAAAAGCTACCCTGGCACAATTAGAAAAGATTGCTGGATCTAGCACTGGTGAACGTCGACGAATGGCTCAATGGCAATTAAATATGCGACGTGGAAAAAGCAAATAACATGCCTGAAAATTTTGTACAAGGTAATGTTGCTTATAACCAGACTCTGGCTCCTGAGGCCTGGATTGATTCTGGTCTGCGTCGCGAAGTGCGTTATAAGTTATTAAAAGCAGCACAGATGTTCATAGACACACTGGATATCAACAACTTCAAGCTCTATGACATTGTGCTAACCGGCAGCATGGCCAACTATAACTACACTCGATACAGCGATTTCGATGTGCATGTGGTTACCAAATACAGCGAATTAGACTGTGACGATTTAGCTGAAGCATTTTATTCGGCCAAAAAAAAGATTTGGAACGATGATCATGATATCATAGTGCGTGGACATGAGGTAGAGCTATATGTGGAAGATCTAGATCAACCCCCGGTTGCGGCTGGTATCTACAGTCTATTAGATAATGTTTGGATAAAGCAACCTAGTTATGATCTGCCGACTATAGCAGACTTAGACGTCAATGCCAAGGTACTTGATCTTATTAAACAAATACAAGCAACCATTGAAGGAGCCAATGAAGCCAATGACATACGTAGATTGCTGTATAAACTCCGTAATATGCGCCAAAGTGGCCTAGAGCGTCACGGAGAATACGGTGTAGAAAACCTGAGCTACAAGATACTGCGTAATCTAGGGTATTTAGACAAACTCAGTAAGGCCATAAAAGACCAACAAGATTTAGCACTGAGTTTATGATACCTTGGTATCTGCACTTATATCACCTGGCATGGTTAGTATTTTTCTTGGCTTTGGGCCATTACGTTTCCTGGGCATTAACCGGTATAATGTTTTCTGCAATGGCAGTAACTTTTTTCATGTACCGCTAATAAATATGTGTAAGTAAGGAATTCTACAATGAAATCTGCAGATTTTGCCCAAGAAGCAGCTACACCTGCACAACAAGCGGCTATAGCTATTAGTATGAAGCGAGCTGGTAAGAAACCCAAAAACGAAGACGAAATCGAAGAGCGTTTTCAATTACCAAAACGTCTTGGTACCAGAAGAGATCGTTTTAAAAGTTTGCGTAAAGAAGCTGCCAAAGACACCGGACCGAAATTCACCGGATATTTTAAAGGCCAAGACAAGCCTCCAGTGGGCAAGAGATTGGTGGGCGAAACAGACATTGAACCCGGCGACTATGTACGCACTCACAAAATGGGCTATCGCGGCATGGTAGAAGGTGTTGAGTTATACAGACCATTTGGCGAGCTAGCTGTGTATTTTCGTACCGAGGATGATCAACTTCTGCGTACTCCTCTCAGTAATGTATTTCGTATACCAGTTTCAGAAGCAGTTGCAGGAGATGCTAATTTTGATCCTGCGGGAGAATACAAAAATTATCCCTTATACGTTACCCTAAAACCTTGGCGTGGTAAATTCATTGCAGTAACAGAAATTGGTAGACAAGAATACAAGGAAGCTGGTGCCACACGTGAACTAGCACTACAGGCCATACGTGACCGCATTGACTTTCTGCTCAACGCTCAACGCAAAGTAGAAGCCAGTGCCAGTATTGATTTCAATAAACGTTTTGTAACAGATATATTAGCTAGTCCCAGAGAAAAGTTTTTCGCTAAGATTGCCAATATTGGTGGTCAACCCAAGTTGGTCATTGCCGGCGACGAAATGCTGACCTTTGGGCGTGAACTAGCCGAGCTGGGATTCAAGCCCAGTGCACTGCGTATTGATCCAGAAAATCCCGATGCTACCCCATTACCTGGCATCGGGTATACCAAGAATCAAATCAGCGGGTTAGGATTGATTGCCAATGGCAGATACGTAATTGGCAACATGCAGGTAGACAGCGACGGTAATCGAATTTTTGATCTCAAATACGACAGCACAGTACATACCAAAAGCGATAAACTAAGATTAAATCAGCCTGCTTTGACAGTGGGTACCCGACGCAGCGAGGCATAACATGGAAAACTACATAGACGACAATGAAGCATACTATCGTTTGACACATCGTTGTGGATGTGGATGTTTTCATCATTGCAAAGGCGAATGTCTCACAGATGGCTGCGATTGTAAAGAATGTACATGCAACGACTGCATAGACAAGCACATAATCAAAAGCAATAACTAATGCGTAATCTAATTCGTATTGTGGAAGCTGCAAGTAAGGGTTGTCCACGAGCCACACACGACATTGATCTCAATCTTAAAAATCGGCAACGTGCCATTGACGAATACCACTATGGTCCAGCCAATCCTGACGAGCCAGGCGATTACTGGAAAGCAGCGGCCGAACGTTGGGATATCACAGAAAAAATAGCCAAGACCATGCGGTGCGGTAACTGTGCTGCCTTTGATGTATCCGACAAGATGTGGGCTTGTATTGAATCGGGTATCAAGGGCGACGAGAAGCATGCTGATGCTATGGCTACTATACACAAGGCAGACTTGGGATACTGTAATTTCTTACATTTCAAATGTGCCGGAAGCCGTTCATGTACTGCCTTTGTAACAGGCGGCGCCATAGACAATCGCGACCGAACAAAATAAACCATGCTTAGTTGTAACCAAATTAGTATACGTACTGATTTGTATTGTGATCGTGTGTGTCTCGATTTGCATAAAAACGACTTTCTGTACTATGACAAAGATGGGTTTGAACTAAATCGTGCCGAACAAAAGTATTATCAAATCTGCGGCTACAAGTTAGATCATACGCTTAACCACCATGCTTATCAGGTACCCTGGTACACCAGTTCGGATCCAACCCTGATTGTGGATCATAGTTTAATTTTATATCGTTGCGGATACAGAGGGGATGCTGAACGACAGCTTCGAGCACTAAAAGAATCCATACCTCAAACCAGTTTAATGCTAATGACCAAACCAAAATGGGGATTTGATTTTGCTTTAGACAGCATAGACGAATACGGCGATGTCTATGAAGTGGTACACATAGAATACGACACAAATATTTTCATCCAGTTTGTAGATGAGTTAAATAAAATATGTGAACGCATTGACAGCATAGATTGGAGTAATGCTGCTAGGAGCATGGAACATAAACGCGATCAGTGGCAGTCCTTGCGTGGTTTCGCACAGAATGATTGGAAAGCTCGTTACTTGTTGAATTGGTCACGTGCCGAGTTTACCGAAAAGGCCATATAAGTTTTCCTTAGGACCGTCCTAGTTACCTAGGCCTAAGGCATCGGGCGGCTGCTGCCCTGTCGATCCAACCTCCGCTACCACCCCGGATCGGCTAAAGTGAGCATGAACATTCTTGCAATCTGCCCCCAAACACTGTATAATATAACTTTTAACTAAGGAGTCTTGATGAGCGATCGCATGTTCAGTGCCGAACAAAAGGCCAAACTCACACAGATAATCAACGAAGGCATTCAGGTCATGACCGAAATCGAAGACCTTAATGCTGGGCTCAGTGACACTATCAAAGCAGTAGCAGAAGAATTAGAAATTAAACCAGCTATACTGAAAAAGGCCATTCGAATTGCTGCTAAAAGCAAGTTAGGAGAAACCAATCGAGACAATGAAGATCTAAATACTATTTTGGAGACCGTAGGTCGTACTCTATGAGTTATGTGGACGCTCTGTATTCCAGAGACGATAATCGTGTCTATGTGGTAGAACGTGTCAACGGAGAACGTCACTATCGTGACTACCCAGCCGAGTATCGATTTTACTATGATGATCCTCGTGGCAAGTTTCGAACTATCTATGGAACCACTGTCAGTAGATTCAGCACTCGCAATATCAAAGAGTACAACAAAGAGCTTAAACTGCACAGTCATCAACGACTTTGGGAATCAGATATTAAGCCAGTTAACCGATGCTTGGAAGAAAACTATCTAGGACAAGCTGCACCTAAACTGCACACAGCATTTTTCGATATTGAGGTCGATTTTGATCCAGTACGCGGATTCAGTCGACCTGAAGATCCTTTCAATCCGGTGACTGCAATCACTGTGTACCTAGATTGGTTAGATCGATTAGTTACCTTGGTTGTTCCTCCACAGACACTGAGTTGGAGCAGTGCTCAAGAGCTGACCAGTCGATTTGAAAACTGTTTTCTCATTGAGCGCGAAGAAGATCTCATACAGACCTTTTTGGACTTGATTGATGATGCTGACATACTGTCGGGCTGGAACTCCGAAGGTTTTGATATTCCTTACATGGTCATGCGTACCAACCGTATACTCAGCAAAGACGATACCCGCAGATTCTGTTTGTGGAATCAATATCCCAAACAGCGCACATTCGAACGATTTGGTGCCGAGCACATTACTTTTGATCTTAGTGGTCGTGTGCATCTGGACTATATGCAGTTATACAGAAAGTATACCTATGAAGAACGCCATAGCTATAGTTTGGATGCCATTGGAGAGTATGAGCTAGACGAACGTAAAATTCAATATGAAGGAACCTTAGACCAATTATACAATAGAGACTTTGGTACATTTGTAGATTATAACAGACAAGATACCATGCTGTTGGCCAAACTGGATCGCAAACTGCGATTCCTAGACCTAGCCAATGAACTAGCACATGACAACACTGTGTTATTGCCCACTACCATGGGTGCTGTAGCGGTCACCGAGCAGGCCATTATCAACGAAGCCCATAGTTTAGGGCTTGTAGTTCAGAATAGGAAATCATCAGATGGTGACACACAAGCAGCAGGTGCCTACGTTGCTTATCCCAAAAGGGGCATGCACGAATACATTGGCGCCATTGACATCAATTCGCTGTACCCCAGTGCGATCCGCGCTCTTAACATGGCGCCAGAAACCATCGTGGGACAACTGCGACCAACCTATACAGAAAAATACATAGCTGATAAAATAGCAGAAGGATCCAGCTTTGCTGACGCTTGGGAAGGTTTATTTGGCAGCATGGAGTATACCGCAGTCATGGAGCAAGAGCCAGGTAGAGAAATCACCATAGATTGGGAAACTGGTGGTTCAGATACCATGATGGCTCGTGATGTTTATCATTTGATCTTCGAGGGTCAACAACCTTGGATATTAAGCGCAAATGGAACTATCTTTAAATATGATACCAAAGGCATTGTACCAGGCCTACTTGAACGTTGGTACGCGGAAAGGAAAGTAATGCAAAGAACTAAAAAACAATTTCAAGAACTATTCCAAGGTATAGAAATACCAGACAGATTAAAAACTAGTCCAAAAAATTAAACTAAACTCGCTGAGATAAATAATTAAATAATAAAGGGTGTTTATGAAAAATATCTCAGCAATAGACTTTAAAAAAAAGTATCCTAGACAATATGATTGGTTAATCAAATATTATGGTGGTAAAAAAAATGTTTTCGATATACCAGCAGCAATTTCTCTTTACTTAAGAAAAATGCCTCCACCAAAATGTTCCATTTGCGAAATTCCCTTATCTATAACAAAAAAATTTAGATCTCCGGTGGTAAATCCTCGATGTAAATATCATATAAATTCTAATAATATTGTTTCTCTTGATCAACTCAAAGAAGCTTCAAAAGAATCTTCTTATGAGATTGTTTTTATTCCAGACAAACTATTGTCTAATACCGATCAGATTGAGGTGAGCTGTCCTACGCATGGTAATTATCGAGTTAACATAGGAAATTTTTTAAAAGGAATGAAATGTCAAAAATGCTATCACGAAGCCAAAATCGGTCACTCAAGATCACCTCACTCCGAAGAAACTAAAAAAATTATATCACTAAAAAAGCAAGGCACTAAAGTAAACTACACTTCCGAATCTAAAAAACTTAAAAAACAGAATCAAGAACTGGCGTGGCAAAAAAGAAAAGATAATGTTGAAGAATACCAACTATATCTTAATAAACTTAGCGAGAGACGGAAAAAATATATTAAGGATAATGGTTTTCAGTTCCCAAATAAAGACAAAACAGGTTTGGAAAAAAGATTTGAGAATTTTTTAATTGATTCGAATATCAAATACCAGACACAATACCTATTAGATAATAAAAAATTTGACTTTTACCTAAAGGATATGTCATTATTAGTAGAAATAGATGGTGAGTATTGGCACCGATTTCCGAGCTCTATTAAGAATGATATTGAAAAACACAAAATTAGTTCCAGGTATAATATACAATTGGTGAGAATTTCTTCAGACAATTTTAATCCCGAAATTATATTCGATGACCAAATCGCACAGAATAAACAAAATGAACAAATTTTACAAAAGAGAGGTATAGATGGATTTTAACAAATTAGATTTTATACTGCAAAATGGTACACTAAAGGAACTTGACAATTTTTGTAGCGAAAACAATTTAATGATTAAAGACGGCAAAATTTACCACCAAAACCAAAAGGAAATCGAAGATGCTATAGAGTATTGGGATAAGAAGCAACTAGTAAAGAAAATTAATTTAAATTCGTAAAAAACAACTGCGACTTCTATTGGTAACAATAGTCGAATAACTCCTCTAATTGCTGGAAACTCTGACCATGAAAGATGAAGACAATCAGCAGCCAAGCGTATTATATACGAAGGTTCAACGACTAGTTTTAATAACGTAGACTCAAGCGAGTTCGAAATGGGGAGCGTCCAACGTTGTTGGACGGTGATATAGTCTGATCCTTATAGAAATATAAGGCAGTTTATAAAAATAAACGGGTTGACTTTAGCGAAGTCAATTGAACATAGATGTGTATGGAGCCATTCTGAATCCCGGGTGCAGATTTCAGGACAAGCGTATTGGTCAGAGTACAACCTTGACCGGGCGTGCCATTGCACGTCACATGGACAGTCATGTCAATGAGTGCATTACTGGCAGATATGATCACGTTGGCGAAGCTATCATTTATGGTGACACAGATTCGGTCTACTTCTCTGCTTATCCCATACTGCGCGGCGACATTAAGGCAGGACGCATGTCCTGGGATCATGATGTTTGTGTACAGCTCTATGATACCATAGCCGATTCAGTCAACGACAGTTTCCCTGGGTTTATGGATCGTGCGTTTAATTGTCCCAGAGACATGGGATCAATCATACGTGGCGGACGTGAGCTGGTTGCCAGCAAGGGTCTGTTTATTAAAAAGAAACGCTATGCTGTGTTGATCTATGAACTCGAAGGTTCCAGACTTGATGTCAACGGTAAGCCAGGTAAAGTCAAGGCCATGGGCTTGGATCTTAAACGCTCGGACACACCCAAGGTAGTGCAGGATTTTCTCAGTGAGATCTTGCTCAAAGTGCTAACTGGTAGTGATCAACACTGGGTATACGAACGTGTACGTGAATTCAAAGAGGCTTTTCAAAAGAGGCCGCCTTGGGAAAAAGGCACACCTAAACGTGTTAATAATCTAACGCACTATGGTGATCTAGAAGCCAAGCGAGGTCGTACCAACATGCCCGGGCATGTACGTGCTGCCTTAAACTGGAACACTCTGCGCCGCATGCACTCAGACAACTACAGCATGGCCATTGTTGACGGTATGAAAACCATTGTGTGTAAACTCAAGCCCAATGCTTTGGGTTACACTTCTGTGGGCTATCCCACAGATGAAACTCATATACCACAGTGGTTTAAAGAATTACCCTTCGACGATGGTCTCATGGAAGATACTATTGTGGATCAGAAAGTGGAAAACCTGCTGGGCGTACTAGGTTGGGCAATCTCAGAACATACCAACATTAAAACTACCTTCGATCAATTGTTTAGTTTTGAATAAATCTCTATATAATTGCTATTGCATCGGTCTAAATAGATCATGTATAATACACACTCTACTCAAGGACTAACTTATGAAAGACGCACTAAAAGATATTGTTAAACATACTCATGGATTAGGAGGTATTGATCTAGTCAAGATCACAGGAACCAATGATGAAACCATAATCAGCGCCATTGCTGAGGATAAAAGCGTGATTGTGGAAGCTAAATTACATGTGCCTATTCCTGAATTTACAGGACTATTTGGTATGCCAAATTTAGCCAAACTAAAATTTATTCTCGATATCCCCGAATACGCAGAACACGCAGACATTAAGCTAGCTCGGCAAAAAGATCCCGAAGGCAACACAGTGCCTAGTGGCCTAGAGTTCAGCAACAAGGTTGGAGACTTTCGTAACAACTTTAGGTTTATGCTAGCACACATTATCACCGAAAAACTTAAAACAGTGAAATTCCGTGGCGCTAACTGGGATGTGGAACTAGAGCCCAGCGTTAACAGCATTACTAGATTTAAATTCCAAAGCCAGGCACACAGTGAAGAAACCAGTTTCATAGCTAAAACCGAAGCCAATAATTTAGAATTTCATTTTGGCGATGCCAGTAGCCATGCTGGTAACTTTGTGTTTGCCAGTGGTGTGTCTGGCAAACTCACCGCAGAACGCATGTGGCCTGTGTCAGTGTTTGCCAGTATCTTTGCACTTAGTGGCGACAAGGTCATGCGTTTTAGCGACCAAGGTGCAGCACAAATCACTGTGGATTCAGGCATGGCACAGTATACCTATACTATTCCTGCTCTGCAAAAATGATTAAAAGCGTTGTTTCGCAGGGCCCATACCTGGTAATAAATGGTGGGTATCATAACTTTCCATATATTAGTCCGGGTACTGTTGGCGCAGGGCATGTAAGGTGGAACTCGAATATGAATGAACTGGAAGTCAATGATGGCGTTACCTGGCGTAGTCTAAGTGCCAATAGCACTAGTATCTCGCTGACCAATGATGCACAAGACGCACTGAGTTGGGCACTAAGGAAAATGCAGCAAGAACGCGAACTCCAAGATCGTATGCAACGTCATCCAGGCCTGCGTGATACTTGGGAAAAATTTCGAATAATGGAAGCACTATGTCAGGAAGAAGATGCAAGACAATCTAACAGCTAAACAATCGGACTATGCTGTATTCCTTCCGGCTATTTCTGGTTTCTACGCTACCTTTATAGGAAAACAGCGTGACCCTGTAAACGGGCCTTATGTGGATCCTGCACGTTTCCCAACAGGACTCGTTGACATGGAGCAACTAAATTGGCTAAATGCTCAACAGGGTCTATACACTTATAAGTGGAGTTTGTATTCGGGCGGACATGCCAACCTAGATCTTAAAAAACAAGATTGGAGCGAAGACATGGTGCGAAATCGTGCACCAGGTACCTTTATGCTAGGCGATTCAGGCGGATTTCAGATTGCCAAAGGCTTATGGGAAGGTGACTGGCGTGCTAATTCAGGTTGTGTACGAGCACAAGAAAAACGCAGCATGGTATTGACCTGGTTAGACACTGTCAGCGACTATGGCATGATCTTGGATATTCCAACCTGGGTCATACATGATAAAAAGGCCAGTAAGGCCTGTGGTATCAGCACCTTGCCCGAAGCTGTGGATGCCACCAAATTTAATAATGAATACTTTATTAACAACCGTCGCGGTATACGTGCCGGAGGTGCTAGATTCCTTAATGTCTTGCAAGGCGACAATCATACCAGTGCAGAAATTTGGTACCAAACCATGAAACATTATTCAGATCCTGCACAATATCCAGGACGTCATTTTGATGGTTGGGCCATGGGTGGACAAAACATGTGCGACGTGGAATTGATACTAAAACGCCTGATTGCACTTAAGTACGACGGATTATTACAGGAGGGTGTACATGATTGGATGCACTTTTTGGGAACCAGTAAGCTGGAGTGGGCGGTCTTACTTACAGTCATACAGCGAGCAGTACGCAGATACGCGAATCCCAACTTCACCATCAGCTTTGACTGTGCTAGTCCATTCTTGGCAACCGCCAACGGCCAGGTCTATTACGAAAACGTATATCCCCATGATGACAAATGGAGTTATCGAATGGCGCCAAGTGCCGACGATAAAAGATACGCAACCGATACACGTCGGTGGAGTACTGGGATACTAGCTGATGGTATTTGCTCGAATTGGCAAGAAAGTCCTATCAGTGACTTGCTAACCATGCAGGACATATGCTACTATAAACCTGGAGACCTTAACAAGAATGGCAAAGAAGGTCGGACCAGTTGGGATAGTTTTAGTTATTGTTTACTGATGAGTCATAATGTTTGGATGCACATTACCGCAGTACAAGAAGCTAATAGAAGATTCGATTCGGGCTCACGACCCAGAATGATGGAATATCGCAGCGCCACTGCGGAAAAATTCGAAGACATTGTGGACGCTATATTTGCTGCACCCACTAGACAATCCAGTGAAGATATTATAAAATATTATCATAACTACTGGATGCAGATCAGAGGCACTAGAGGATTTGCAGGAAAGGCAGCATTAAACTCTAGAGCACAGGCCGATGTACACTTAGACATAGAAGGAGACATTGTGACTGAAAAACCAAAAAAAGTCAAACTACAGCCCGATACAACTTTATTTTCATTCTAATCATGGACAGACCCGGATTCGACAACACAGTAAAATTTTTCCACGGCACTGAAGTAGAACATACGCCGGTGTTGGGCAGACAGACCTTGTTTGTGGTGGGCCTACAACCAGTGGAGGACATTGCCGAGCAGGTCATAGGATGCAATCATATATATTTCGGTGCTAACCAAAGTTTTCCCTTGCGGCCCAGTGCCGAAGAACATCGCCAATGGAACACCATGGTTGAATATTTTCTACGACGAGACTACTGGTGCACCCTAGACATGGACGTAGGTAGTTTGGCAGATTTTCATGATGGTAATCTATGCGAATATCGTAGATTTATTCCAATGATCAGTGTTAAACTACCATATGTAAAACTTTTCAACTATAACACAGTAATCAAGATTGATGATCGTGATTTTGAAGCCACTAATCCCGGTGTATGGTGTCATAGACTACATGACCTAATGGATATTTACAAATTCACCGACTGGGATCAGTACACAGAAGATGATATTGCAGATTAAGGAATTATAATGGAACAAAGAGAACAAGCACTAGCAGATACACGTCAACGCATTAAAGATCGTGCTCAGCGTCGGATTTGGGTTACTTTTCGCAAGGAAGGTATTCACAAATATCCAGCGGCAGCTACAGACCCGGCTTTGGCCACTGGAGACGAGTACGATGTCTCGTTCTTAAGCTCACCACACAGACACATCTTTCACTTTACAGTAGCAATTGAAGTATTTCACAACGACAGGGATATTGAGTTTATCCAATTCAAACGCTGGCTAGAAAAGTTGTATGCCGGTGGGACGTTGGAACTAAACTACAAGAGTTGTGAAATGATCAGTGATGACCTTTATGAGGCCATTGCCAATCGTTATCCCAATCGTGACATCGAAATCACCGTCGCAGAGGACGGAGAGAATGGTGCCACAATCTCTTATCTTAAATCGCAACCACAACTTATCTCAGTATAAGGAACAATGAAATGTCTAGAAAAGGCATCAAGAAGTACCTGCAATTCAAACCCGAAGTAACACGCATTTTCGATGAGCTAGACCGATATCGCGACTTTTGTCGCGAGTTTGGTTACGTGTTCAACGAAACCCACCTCGGCCACAACCACAGCCCTTATGCTGACTTCCAACGTTGGCAAAATGGTAAGTATCCTCGTGACAACTGGGGGTACATGATCAAGCAGGCCAAACGCAATGCGTAGGCTATTTTACATGGGCCTAGAGCCCTATAAAGCTCGCTATACTCTACAGTTACAAGAGTGGAATCGCTCTGTGTTTGAACGTAGGGGCATCAATTACTTGATCGTCGAGGGAGAAACATTAAGTAATGATCAAGCTATTGTAACTGGCCAGGTCTTAGATGCACATGGTAGAAGTTACTTTGGCATGAGCCAAATGATGAACTTGGTCAAGTTAATGAAAGCAGGAGCAGTAACCAGTGAGGATGTTATCTACTTTGAAGACATGTTTCAACCGGGCATCGAGAGCTTACCTTACATTCTCGATCAAGTTGACGCCACTCATCGCCCTAGGATATTTGTGCGTTGTCTTGCACAAGCCATTGACCCTGATGACTTCGTTCATGTATGGAACATGGAATCGTGGATGGCTTGTTATGAGCACATGGTTAATTCCTTTGTTACAGGTGTGCTCGCCACTAATGAAGAAATGGTAGCACACATGAAGATCGCAGGTTGGCAGGCTCCAATCTACAATATTTCTGGACTAGCATTTGGTAAGAATGAAGTACGTGGTCGTGTATTAGGACCATTGAAACCATTTGAAGATCGCGCATTTCGTGTAGGCTTCGCAGCTCGTTGGGATCAAGAAAAACAGCCTGACTTTTACATGGATCTAATCGAACGCTATCATGCACTAGCAGATAGCTTAGATTATTTGCCAAAGGTTGAGTTTGCTGTGTTTTCTGGAGCAAAACTGCGTAGTAATAACTCTAGTTACATGGAACGTACAAGAAAGTTACAAGCAGAGGGTAAACTGGTCATATATGAGGACTTAGAAAAGAATGACTACTATGATCTACTTAATGATACTAGGGTTCTTTTTAATTGTGCTCTACAAGATTGGGTGTCAAACACAGTTAGTGAAGCCGACACACTTGGCGCTAATGTTCTGTATCCTGCTTACCGCAGCTTTCCTGAGACTTTTGCCAACGATCACGAACGACTTTATGTACCTTGGAGCCTAGATGATGCTGTACAAAAGTTAGTTCCACTACTGCGTCATCCACACAAGAACATGGGTCGGATCAGTGACTACAACGATGGTACCATTGATCGTATCTGTGATATCATGGAAGGCCAGGGCGAGCATATGCTGCGTATGACCCGGGACTATAGAAAACACTTGGCACCAGCTAAATATTAATATATAGGAGGTCTATGATGCGTACCTTTATAACCAGTATGATTGCAGCCAGTCTACTAACTGTGGCTATGCCAGTAGAAGCACATGGAAACAGACACATGGTAGCGAGAGGGTGGCATCATGCACCTCCAGTTTATAGAAATTATTGGGTAGGTCCTGCCATTGTAGGTGGAGTCATAGCAGGAGCAGCCTTGCATCATTACGCTAATCCACCAGTGGTCTATGTAGAGACTGTGCCTGCACAACGACCGGCGCCTGTGTGCACAGAGTGGCGCGAACTACGCACCGAAGATGGTCGAATAATTCAAGAGCGTACCTGTAGTCAACAATAAGTAATACTATTATCAACAAGCCCTAGTCAGGGCGGAGGTTCAATGACTAAGAACATAATTATTACCGGTGCCACAGGCTATGTGGGCGGTCATACTGCGCTGCGATTTAAACAAGCTGGTTACACTGTGATTGGTGTAGATCGACAAATTACCATTCCAGCGGCCATGGAATTCATTGACGAATTTCTCTGCACAGACTTTGTTGACATTGTAGATTACTGTGCACCACTGCGAGAAGCTGCTAGTATCATACACTGTGCAGGCACCAGTCTAGTAGGACCCAGTATTGCAGATCCCGGTGAATACTACAATAACAATACCAGCAAAACCAATCGCATGTTAAAGTGGTTAGGCAGCAAAGGCTGGACCGGCAGCATAATTTTCAGTAGTTCAGCAGCAGTCTATGGTGATACAGCACTGTGTCCAATCAGTGAAAGTGCTGCGTATCAAGGCTTGCCTATCAACCCATATGGTTGGAGTAAGCTAATGACCGAACGTGTGATTGCAGATCATTGTCGAGCACATGGTTTTAAAGGTATCAGCTTACGATATTTTAATGCTGCTGGCTGCGATCCAGAAGGTCGTATGGGTTCAGCACAAGACGGAACTCATTTGTTTACTCGTGTGGTAGACAGCACTCTAAGCGGCAATCAAATAGTCATCAATGGCAACGACTATGATACTAGAGATGGTACCTGCATGCGTGATTACATACATGTTTCTGATCTTGCTGAGGCACATCTTGAGGCCGTGTGTTTGGTTGAAGGATTCGCAGCTGGCGAACATCGCAGTTATAATCTAGGTACTGGTCAAGGTTACACTAACCGTGAAGTCTTAGAACAAGTAGCTGCCTATGCAGGCACCAAATTGGATTGGCGCTTTGGTCCAAGACGCGAAGGTGATCCAGACCAGCTGTATGCGGACCCACGCAGGTTTATGCAAGATACAGCCTGGAGACCACAACACAGCAGTGTAGCAGAAATTGCCAGTACCACATTTAATTGGTTTAAAAAAACATATTATAACAATTGACAATTAGGTCTAAATACAGTACACTTACACAATATAGGACATCCTCGTCCTTTATAACTCGGAGAATAAATGAATTACAATCAACAACTTGTAGACGAAGCACCTTACCATCCTGGCTATGAAGGTGCTGTATTTGGCAGACCCATGAGCGAAGTAATTCGTGATAGGATTCGCCAAGCAGGAGCCAGATTCCATGCTAACGACAACATCGCAGACTATATCAACAGCGACGACGAAATCAATCGCTTGGTTGATGAGGTTGCTGGTCAATTTCAGGGTGTACTAAATAGTTTAGTAATCGACACCCAAAATGATCATAACACGCAAGACACTGCAAGGCGTGTAGCTAAGATGTTTGTACGTGAGACTTTTAGTGGACGTTATCGTAGCGTTCCTAAAGTCACAGCATTTCCCAACTTAGGCTATAAAAGCCTTTATACCACAGGACCAATTAGTATCAGATCAACATGCGCTCACCATTTTCAAAATATCGTTGGCCGATGCTGGGTGGGGATAGTGCCCGAAGACGAAGTAATTGGTTTAAGCAAGTTCAACAGGCTCGTGCATCACATCTGCGAGAGACCGCAGATACAGGAAGAAATGACCACACAGATTGCGTCTGCACTCCGCGACTATGCTCGGACCGAAAATATTGCTGTCGTCGTGAAAGCTGAACATCATTGTATGACACATCGTGGCGTAAGGGAGCATGAGAATGACATGGTTACTGCTATCATGTTAGGTGCTTTTGAGTCAGACCCAGCACTAAAGAAAGAGTTTTATGACATTCTTAAATTAAATAAAGGATAACCAATGGCAACTAAAAAGCCTGCTGCTAAACCAGTGGCTAAGGCACCAGCAAAGAAAACTGCTAAAGCCAACTACCCCAAGGACGATGGTGCTTTAACCGAGAAACAAGCTAAACAGATGGCTGAGTCGGCACCCAAGGCTAAAAAACCTGTGAAAGTTAAAACTGAGCTTGTCGAAGTCAAACCTGAAGAACCTGGAGTATATGTAGGCAACTATAGTGTACGCACAGTTCATCCCAGTGGAAAGGTTGACTTTGCTATTGATTGGGATCGGCTCAGAGAATACATGAAAACCGTTTAAGTAGTAAGTGGACTTTGGCTTTCATCCCACTCTAAATATTCTGCAAGTCATCAAACTTACTCAATACAAGGAGGCAAGAGATGACCAAGTTTGAACCAGTAGTATACAAGTATACCAGCACTAAAGAGTATCACGATGCTTTTCCATGTGCGTATCGACAGTGGCGAGCAGATAGTCACTGTAACATGATACACGGTTATAGTTTTTCAATGAAGTTTTACTTTGGTACCAATGAACTAGATGTACGTAACTGGGCTGCTGATTATGGTGGTCTGAAAGAACTCAAGAAGATCTTAGAAGACCAGTTCGATCATACTTTACTGGTCAGCCGCGATGACCCTGAGTTTGAAACATTCAAGTTGCTGGAATCAAAGAAACTTGCTAAACTCACAGTACTGCCTCGGTTAGGTTGTGAAGGCTTAGCTGATATGCTTTACAAGTATGTCAACGGTGTTTACATTCCTGAAATGTGGGGACCAGGCGAGCATGATCGCTTATGGTGCTATCGAGTAGAAGTAAGAGAGACACAGGCGAATATGGCTTTCAGAGAAGGTCATAGAGAATGGAACGAAGACCTTTTCGAAGGCCTATAACAAGGAGAAATCATGTTTGATCGTATGTTAGCAGGTGTGGATCGAGGGTTGGCATATAAACTAATGCTCTTACACATCATTATTATTGCTATTAGCAATTACATTGTACAATTCAAGTTCACAGTGTTTGGTGCACCATTGGCAGCAGCGGCGTTTACCTTTCCACTGGTGGTAGTTTTAACTGACCTTACTGTACGGTTACTAGGCAAGGAAACCGGGCGTGCTGTTATTGCCCTGGCGTTTATTCCAGCTATTGTAGTCAGTATGGTAGTGGTCAAAGCAGGTGGTGCACCCGATTCAGTGGCATTTAGAATCGGCCTAGGATCTGGTATGGCCTACTTTATCAGTAACTTGCTGGATGTATATGTGTTTCAATACTTTCGTGAGCGTTACAGCACATGGTGGATCGCACCGGCATTGAGTTCTGTGGTTAGCACATTTATCGACACTTATGTGTTCTTCTTCACAGCATTTGCTGGTGGAGAGAATGAGTTCATGGCTGCTAACTGGCATATTGTTGCTACCAATAACTCAATCAGCAAAGTAATTGTAAGTTTATTAGTAATCTTACCGGCATATGGATTATTATTAAATCATCTTCAACAAAAATTGGCTCAAGCACAAGAGACAAAATGACCGAAGTAGCAGTAGTAGGGGCCGGGATAACCGGCCTTACCACAGCATATTATCTAGCAAAGGCTGGATGCCGAGTAACAGTATACGATCAAGAACGCTATCCTGCCCAACGCACCAGTTATGCCAATGGATGTCAGGTTAGTGTAAGCAATAGTGAAACTTGGAATACCTGGGGTAATGTTGTCAAAGGCCTTCGTTGGTTATTTAAAAAAGACGCTCCGCTACTAATCAGACCCAGTTTTGATTTAGACCAGATTAAGTGGATTCTCAAATTCCTATATCATACTGCTAACAATGATTATGCTCGTAACACTGTGCAAACCATTAGAATGGGCATGGTGGCTCGAGACCTATACGAAAACATAATCTTGCAGGAAGATATTCAATTTGATCGAATGCGGTCAGGTATTTTACATATCTACCGCGACCCTGAATATATGCAAGCAGCTACTCTAGTACAAGAGATGTACAAAGACAATGGCTGTGAGTGGGAAATATTAAACAATCGCGAAGTATGCGAACTAGAACCCACACTACATAATTGTTGGGGTATTATTGGCGGTGCTTGGACAGAATCAGATTGGACCGGAGACATACACAAGTTTTGTGTTGAGATAGCCCAAGTGCTCAGAACCAAGTATAATGTGACATTTCGATATAGTAACACAGCGGACTATGATTACTTAGGCCCATTAAATGATGCCATAGTTGTTTGTGCCGGTGTGCATAGTGAGCACTTTGCTCGCAGCATTGGTGAAAGCCTAGGCATTTATCCAGTAAAAGGTTACAGTGTGACTATCAATATCAACGATGGCGAATCACATGCTGCTATGCCAAGAACCAGCCTATTAGATGATCAGGCCAAAATTGTCTGTGCTAATCTGGGCGGGCGCTTTAGGGTAGCTGGCACTGCTGAATTTGCAGGCGAAAACTATGACATACGTCGTGATCGAGTTGAACCGCTGCTGCGTTGGGTACACACAAACTTTCCCTACATCGATGCCAGTGACTATTCAAGTTTTGCTTGTTTAAGACCTATGACACCTAACATGATGCCCAGAGTAGGTCGCAGTCAAAAAAAATCTAATGTATACTATAACACAGGACATGGCCACCTAGGTTGGACCTTAGCTCCTGCCACAGCATTGAATATTACACAAGAGATCTTACATGGATAATCGAGTAAAGGAAACACTGTTAATTTTGCAAGAAGAATGTGCCGAAGTTACTCAAGCAGTTAGTAAATGCTTTAGATTTGGTCTAGATAACTTCAAACCCGGCAAACCAGCTACCAATGCTGAACACTTAGAGACTGAGATTGGTGATCTACTTGCCATGATCGATATCTTAGTTGAGCTGGGTGTAGTTAAACAAGAAAATTTAATAACAGCAACAGCAGCCAAGAAACTTAAACTTAAACAATGGTCAAATATATATGAAAATGCGTAAACGATTACTAGAAGCCACACGAGAACATCTCAAAAGCCACATTACCAAACACGTAACCAACGTTGAAGTAATGTTGGCTAATCCTATTGCTATACCCGAGCACACCGACATCATGGCAGCTATTGAAGCAGAATTAGCACACATCAGTGACTACCATGATAAATTAGAAGTACTAGAACACTATTTTAAAAATGAATAACGAACTTGCTCAACAACTTATAGCCCAAGCCGGGTTCAGTAGGACCTACGAACCTGAGCGTACTCGTAGACTTATTGAATTAGTTGTGCTAGAATGTGCTCGTGTGGTAAATCATAGTCCAACTATGAACTACCAATATCCGGCGTATTCGCCTGGATCATACATAATCAATCATTTTGGAATCAAAGATGAGCAAGATCAAAATAAGTGAGTTATTTTATAGCATCCAAGGAGAGGGAAGATACATGGGGGTTCCCAGTGTGTTCCTAAGAACATTCGGTTGTAATTTTACATGTGACGGTTTTGGAATGCCACGTGGAGCGAAATCAAATGAGCGAAACCAAATTGCAGATCGTGTTGCAGAGTTTAAGCAGTATAGAGATCTCCCACTTGTTAGTACCGGTTGTGATAGTTACGCTAGTTGGGATCCTAGGTTCAAGGACCTTTCACCGTTACTTACAACAGAGGCGATCGTTGAACGCATTAAGGAACTCTTACCCTACAAAAAATGGATGAGAGAACACTTGGTTATCACCGGCGGCGAACCTCTTCTAGGTTGGCAACGTGCCTTTCCTGACCTGCTGGAACATGAGTTCATGCAGGATTTAACTGAGATTACATTCGAAACCAACGGTACTCAACGTCTTACCGAAGATTTCAAGTCATATTTGGCAGCATGGACTGCAAGAGCCGATAGAGAAATCACATTCTCAGTTAGTGCTAAACTGCCTGCCAGCGGCGAGCCTTGGGAAGATGCCATCAAGCCTGATATAGTGTGCCAATATCAGCAAGTAGGGTGGACTTACCTTAAATTTGTTGTGGCCACAGAACAAGATATTTACGATGCCCTAGCTGCCACTATTACCTACAGGGACGAGGGATTTACTGGTGAAGTTTATCTTATGCCTGTGGGCGGTGTTGAAAGTGTGTATAGCTTAAACAACAAGAACGTGGCATTAGCATGTATGAAACATGGCTTACGTTACAGTGATCGACTTCAGGTGCCGCTGTTTAAGAACGAATGGGGTACTTAATTGTTAGAACGTTTACGCAAACTCTTTGTAGGCAACTCTGAAGCAACCACAGCAGAGATGCCGCCACTGCCCGAAACAAAACCTGAAACCAAATCTAAAAAAACACGATCGGCAAAGGCAACCAAGTCTGCCAAAGACTTGGCCACTGAACGCGGCGACCCTTATGTCACTATTATCAGTGTAGAACTGGATCCAGAAAACATAGGTTCAGGTGCGTTTGAGCTAGATTGGAACGACAAGTTCATAGCCAATTTGGTCAGAGCGGGATTCCAAAGACAACCCAATGAACCCGAAAATGTCATTGTGGATCGTTGGTTCCAGGAAGTATGCCGCAACGTGGTTTTGGAAACCTATGAACAAGAACAAGCAGATCCAGAAATACGCAGAATGGGCAGGCGTGATTTGGGTCGAGGCCGAACCGAATTTAGTTGACAATCCAAGTCGTTAAGTGCTAATATAACGACATGAAAACATACTTACTTATAGATCTAGCGAACATGTACTTTCGTGCTCGCCACTCAGCCCACCGTGCTGCCAGCAGCGATGAAAAGGTGGCCTTTGCCATTCATGTAACGCTGAGTAGTGTCAACAAATGTTGGCGCGAACAACGAGCCGATCATGTGATATTTTTCAATGAGGGCCGTAGTTGGCGCAAAGACTACTATCCTGCCTACAAGCGTAATCGTGCTGAAAGTCGTGCTGCTCTAACCGAACGAGAGGCCGAAGAAGATCGCATGTTCTGGGAAGCTCTAGATGCGCTTAAAGATTTTCTAGAACAGCGTACCAATTGCACAGTGTTACGCCATGCTGAGCTAGAAGCCGATGACTTGATTGCAGGTTGGATACAGGCGCATGGTGCAGATCAACACGTTATTGTCAGCTCAGATACCGACTTTCATCAATTGTTATCTAGCAATGTCAAGCAGTACAATGGTGTTACAGATGAACTTCATACTCTAGAAGGCATCTTTGATCGCCGTGGTAAACCTGTTATCGATAAAAAAACCAAACAGCCTAAACGAATTCCCGACCCCGAATGGATCTTGTTTGAGAAGTGCATGCGTGGTGACCCCACTGACAATGTGTTTTCGGCTTATCCTGGTGTGCGTGTAAAAGGATCTCGTAACAAAGTTGGTTTACAAGAAGCCTACGAAGATCGTAAAACCCGCGGCTTTAATTGGAATAATCTCATGCTCCAAAGATTTATGCACCATGACGGAACCGAACATCGTGTATTAGACGACTATAACAGAAATGTTATTTTAATAGATCTTCGAGCACAACCTGCCGAAATAAAGGAAAAAATTTTTAGTACTGTTAACGATGCTCAAACTAAAAATATTCCGATGATTGGTGCTCATTTTCTCAAATTTTGCGGTAAGTTTAATTTAGAAAAACTTAGTGATAATCATACTGCTTTTGCTGAAATATTTTCATCATCATATACTAAGTAATGTTTACACCTAGGACCATGAGATTTTTTGAAATTACCCGGATCAACTTGTTTACCACAGTACAAACATTCCTTTTTGGGTGTTAGTAGCTTTTTTTCTGATATTTTTTTCCTATGTTCAAGAGTAGTAATTTTCCCAGAAAAACCAACATGTGCTTCTTTTATTTTCTGTTTATGACTTTCGCTTTTTTGTACACCTTTAAGAGAATTTGAGATTTTTTCTTTAACTTGCTCTGAACGAGGTTTTCCTAGTAATGTAAATTTTTGTTTCCCTTTATTACCAATAGAAATTTTTTTCTTAGTATCTTCAGAATGTTGTTGACCTACTCTCCATTGTGCATGTTGTCTGGAAAACTCTTCTCTAAGGAATTGATAAACCCTGCTACTTACTAAATAACGATTTTGATGATTAGTTCTAAGATTAGACATAGCCCACACTGCATTAACCATTTTAGCCTTTTCTATTCCATTTGTCATTTTTGTTAATAACCGATGGCAAACAAAATGTTCCCTGGCAGTAAGGTAAACTAAGTTATCATCACTATTTGAACCTCCCAACGATTTAGGTACGATATGGTGTTTTTCTTTGTAGACATTACCTGATAAATTACGCAATTTAGCTATTGCAATGATATTATTATAAATTTTAGTGTATTTGTTATCAATAAACATAATTTTACCCCTGACTGTAATATTTATCCTTTAACGGTGGAAATCGTTGACTTAATCAGAAATTTATTATATCATATAAAAAAGGATTCAAATGATAGAAGCCAAGCCCGTAGTTAAAAATAAATATTGGATTGTAGAACAAGACGGACACAAGATCGGCACCATACAAGCCGCAGAAGATGGTGTTGTATTGGTACAGGATAATTGTAGACTTAAATATCCCAGTATTAAGGTATTGGGCACTGCTCACAATATCCGATTTGTTCGTGAGCAGAAGACGCAGACAGGGTCAGCGGACTCGGTCTATGATTATCCCAGTCGTGGTGTACCTTACAATGCCATCTACGATGTTCGTTCAAAATTACCACTGTATACAACATCAAGAAAAAGCCGTAGTTACTACTGTGCCGGATACTATTTGGTCAACTATGGCACCGAGTGGGTCACAGAATTTTGTCCAAAAAAGATCATATTAACTAGAAATCATTATCTAGGACCATTCCGCTGTCAAGCAGACATGCTTGATCAACTGGCCAAATTAACCCCGATGCCGTTAACTACGCATAAATAAACATGTATATCAAGGAAGTACCATGAGTAGACCTAAGCCTACAGTTATTCTAGAGATTCTGGACAAGAGCAC